CGCGGCACGAAGCGCTCCTGCCAGTCCTCGAACTCGCCGACGCCGACATTCACCGGCTTGCGCTCGGAGACGAGCCAGCGCTCGATCCGCGCGTCCCAGGCGTCCCCCTGGTAGCGCGCCTCCTGCGCCGCGCTGGCCTCGGCGACGAGCGCGCGGTCCTCGATCCACCAGGGCGCCCCGGCGCGGTAGCGCGCGACCGCCTCGGCCCAGAGCTGGTCGCGGTCGCGCCGCAGCCCCTCGAGGTCGATGTCGCCGCAGCGCAGCGGCCAGAAGCGCCGGTTGCCGGTCTCGTCGCGCAGGTAGGTGTCGGGGTTCACCGTCCCCGCGAAGACGCATTGCCGCGGCACGGTGACGACGTAGCGCTCGTAGGGCGGCCGGTAGCGGTCCGTGGTGCGGCTCAGGAACGCCTTGATGCGCGACACGTCCGCCTGGCCGATGGCATCCAGCTCCGCCATCTCGATGATCCACACGCCGCGCATCTGCTGGGCGGCATCCTTCGAGCCGAGCTCGGCGAGTTCGTCGGTGAACCAGGGATCCGAGGCGAGGACCTTGAGGGCGGTCGACTTCCGGATGCCCTGCGGCCCCTCCAGGATCAGCATGTGGTCGGCCTTGCAGCCGGGCTGCATGATCCGCGCGACCGCCGAGACCATCCACAGCGAGGCCATGCTGCGGTGGAGCGGCGTGTCCTCGGCGCCGAGGTAGGTGACCGCCCAGGCGTCGAGCCGCGGCGTGCCGTCCCAGGCCAGCGCCTCCAGGTAGTCGCGCACCGGATGGACGCGGACGTTGCGCGCCACGGCGATGACGCTGCGGCCGACGACGACGGGCGGGACGTTGATCTCGTGCCGCTGCAGCCATTCGGCGCAGCGCACGTCGTCGGCTTCGCCCCAGGGCCGGGGCAGCGGTGCGCCCGGCGGATCCCAGGGCAAGGCGCGCGCCACCATGATCTCCTGGCTGAACTCGTCGAACACCAGGGCGCCGGCGAACGCGGCGTCGAGGGAGAGCGCGGTGATGACGTTGGCCTCGTTGCGCTCCGGCGTGCCGCCCGCGTCGATCCGCAGCAGCGAGGCCCAGGGCGGCCGGACCGGCGCGCGCCGCACGTCGCCCGTGGCGTTCAGCCGCCGACGCAGCTCGACCAGCTGCTTCTCCAGGATGGAGACGGCGATCCCGGTGGCGGTCTTCACCGCGGCGAGGACCTGGCGCTCGGGCAGCGGATCGAGGCGGGCCATCGCCAACCGGCCGAGCAGGTCGGAGAGCGGCGCGGCGTCGGGCGGGCGGGTGAGGTCGGCGGCTGCGGCGAGCAGCTCCTCGACCGTGGCCGGCCCTGGTGCGGCCGAGGGCGGATCCGGCGGGGGGGCCGGCTGCCGCTCGTAATCCGCCGCGGTCGCGCCGCGCCGCAGGTCGTCGTTGAAGTCGTCGCCGTGCAGCGGGGCGAGGATGCGCGAGGGGATGTCCGCCAGGTTCAGCCTGTCTGCCAGCGTCGCCGCGGCCTGCATGCCAGCATGCCCGGCATCGGCGAAGATGGTGACGTGGGTGGTGCCCTCCGGCCATTGCCAGCGCCGCAGCCCGTCGGCCGAGAGCGCCGCCATGGTGGGGACGCCGAACAGGGCCATGGCGGCGAGCGCGGTCTCGATCCCCTCCGCCACGCCGATCCGCCCGTCCTCGGGCAGCGGCGCGAGCCGCACCGTCCCGCCGGCGACGGGCCCGAGCATCTTCTTGCCCGGCGGCGCCTTCCCGGAGCCGTCGTCGAGCAGGTAGGTGCGGTGGATGCCCCCCGTGGGCTCGCCGGCCGCGTCCCGCACCACCGCGACCATGCCGGGCCAGCCGCGCCGGCTCTCGAAGTCGGCGAGGTCGGGATGGAACAGCAGGTCGGGGCTGTCCGGCAGCGCGAGGCTGCGGCCCCGGAGGTAGGTCTCCGCCGCCGTCCCCGCGGGCGGAACGCATCCGTCCAGGATGCGCGCGACCTCCCGGCTGTGATCGGGCCTCGGCTCGGGCGGGCGCGGCGGCGGCGGCGCCGGCCGATCCATGCGGGCGAGCCGCGCGGCCTCGTCAAAGAGGCGGGCATCCGCCGCGCCGGTGCCGTGGGCGAGCATGTCGATCGGCCCCGCGCTCTCGCCGGTGGCATGATCGAAGCCCCAGCCGGCGAAGCGCCCTTCGAGGTGGATGACGCAGGAGCCCTCGCCTCGGGCCGGCCGGCCGGAGAGGTCGGCGCAGCGCAGCGTCCTGCCGTCCGGCGAGCGCCGCGCGTTCGGGAACAGCGGCGGCAGCCACTCCCGCGCCGTCTCGGCGAGGCGGCGCCGGACCTCCGCCAGATCGTGGCGCACCGGCGCCATACCGGCGTCGTTCAGGTCGATCGGGACCGTGGTCATGCCAGGATCACCAGCCCCTGCTCGGCCCGGGTGATCACCGTGTAGAGCCAGCGCCGGCGGTCGAGCTCGGTGCGCCCGAGGCCGTCGTCCCAGACCACGACGTTCTCCCACTGCGAGCCCTGGCTCTTGTGGCCGGTGATGGCCCAGCCGAAGGTCGCCTCGGTCAGCCCCTTCTTGAGCTTCCAGTCGCGGTCGTGCCGGTTCCGGTCGAAGGCGACATGGTCCTCGAAATGCCCCTTATAGATCCGCAGCCGGCCGCGGCTGCCGTCCTGCTGCGGCGGGCCGATGCGGTTGCCGTCCTCGTCCGTCACCACCGCCGAGAAATAGTGGCTGCCCTCGTCGACGATGTCGGAGAGGGTCAGGAACATGCCGTTGATCAGGCCGAGGTCGTTCTGGTTCTTGAGGCAGATGATCTTCTCGCCCGGCCCGCTGGGCAGCCAGCCGCTGTCGCCGAAGCCGGCGGCGCGGCGCATGGCGTTGTTCAGCTGCAGCCGGGTCGCGTTCATGCCGCAGATCACCTGGCCGCCACGCAGCGCCTGCTCCGGCGTGACGTCCGTCTTGCGCATCTTCCAGACGTGGTCGTCGTAGCGGCCGAAGCCGATCGGCTCGCCCTGCCGGGCCATGGTGGCGAGGCGGATGACGGCGCTCTCCGCCGCCTGGCGGTGGATCTCGGTCAGCATGACGTCGGGCGCGTCCTTGGTGAACGCGCCCTCGCCCTGGATCGGGGGTAGCTGGCCGGGGTCGCCGAGCACGAGGATCGGCTTGCCGAAGCTCATCAGGTCGCGCGCCATCTCCTCGCCGACCATCGAGACCTCGTCGAGCACGATCAGCTTCGCGTGCGCGGCGTCGCTTTTCGGATTGAGGGCGAAGCGCGGTCGCTTCATGTCGGCGACGCCCTGGCGCATGGCCTCGATGGCCGCCTCGGCGGCGGTGCGCTCGAAGCCGGAGAGGCCGCGCGCCCGCGCCACCGCCTCCTCGACCTTCTTCTCGGCCGCCTCGACCTCCTCCTCGGTCGCCTCGATGACGGAGTAGATCAGGCTGTGGATGGTCCGCGCCGGGGTGCCCTTGCGGCGCAGCACCAGCGCGGCCTTGCCGGTGAAGGTGGCCGTCACCACCCCGGGCACGCAGGCCTCGCCGTCGCCGCCGCTGCGGTGGTGCTCGAGGCCGAGCTCCTCCAGCGCGAAGCGCAGCACCGTCGACTTGCCGGTGCCGGCATAGCCGAACAGCCGGAACACCTGCTTCCGGTCGGCCTCGTTCTGGAACCAGTGCTTGATCGCCGCGATCGCGCGGTGCTGGGTGTCGGAGGGGGTGATGGTCATGGCGCCTCCCAGCAGCGGGTCGCGTAGGGACAGGAGCGGCAGAGGTGGAAGTCGGACGCCTGGGCGATGCGCAGCGGCAGCTCGCCCGCCTCGGCGGCGCGCAGGATGTCGACGGCGTGGTCCGACAGGCGCTGCGCCTCGGCGGCGTCGAAGGGCACCGCCTCGTGGTGCAGCGCCAGCGTGTCGCGGTTGAGCGCGGTGAGCAGCGCGACCTCCAGATCGAGGTAGGCCATGTAGAGCTGCACCTGCGCGAAGTAGATCGGCTTGGAGAGGCGCAGCCCGCGCTTGACCAGGTCGGTCCAGGACTTCTGGCCGAGCGCCTTGTGCTCCCACAGCGCGGGCCAGCGGAGGCCGACGTCAGGGCCGGTGACGATCACGCCGTCGGCGTGCCCCCGCAGCCGCCCGCCGGCCGCGACGAAGCCGAACTGCTCGCCGTCAGGTCCACGGTCGCGCAGGTCGAAGCCGGCGAGGCGCAGCCAGCGGATCGACAGCGCCTCGAACTGGTGCCCGGCGTCGAACACCCGCAGGATGCCCGGCTCGACGTCGCGGTCCTTCGGGGCGTGGCTGACCTCGTAGACCAGCTTGCGGGCGCAGGGCTCGCCGATGCGGCTGCCGCCGAGGTAGTCGCGCGGCCGCTGCTGCCGCTGCCGCGCCAGCAGGGCCGCGTCGAGATGCGCGTTGATGCGGGCGGTGATGACCGCGGCGTCGTCCAGTGGCGTATCGCCTCGCCCGTAGACGGCGCCGGAGCCGGAGTTCAGGTCGAGCAGCACCGGCCCTCCTAGAACGGCAAAGGGTCGTCGAGCGGATCGCGCTCGGCGGCCTGGCGCCGCATCGATGCCTGGAAGCCGTCGACGCAGGCCTCGATGATGCGGTCGATCTCCGCCGCGCTGCGGTCGTGGAACGGCGCCATGAGGTTCAGCTCGATCAGCACCTCGGCGAGCGGACGCCGCGCCTCCTTGATCGCGCGCTCCTCCATCGGGGTCTTGTCGATCACGCCGCCTCTCCGCCGTGCCAGCGCACTGCCAGCGTCGCAGCAGCGCATCGAGCAAAAGGACAGCCTCGGGTGGACACCGAGCCGAAGCTCATGGACGTAGCCGAAGCCTTTCGCCTCGCGGCCGCAGAGCGCGCAGGTGAGCCGCCGGATCTGGTCGGCCGGCGTGCAGCCCGGCAGCGGCGCGGGTCTGTCTGCTGGAGGACGGGGCTCCCGCGGCCGCGCCCAGCGTCGTCGCGCCACGCCGCCATCAGCCGTTCAGCCAGGCCGGACCGTTGGCGAGCGGCGCCGGCGCGGGCGGCGGCGCGGGCTGGGCGGGCGGCATGGCGGCAGGCGTGGCCCACGCCGGGGCGGTCGCCACCGGCGCCCGGGGCGCGCCCGCGTTGGCCCAGGCGGGCGCCGCCGCCGCGGGGGGCGCGGAGGCCGGACGCGGCGCGCGCTGGCTCGGGGCCGGTGGCAGCGCCTCGCCCGCCATGATGCGCGCGTATTCCGGCTCCCCCGGCAGCACCACGCGGTCGAGGCGGTTGTTGTCGCCGTAGCGGGAGTCGCTCGCCGGCTCGATCCGCAGCTTGGCGGCGAAGGTGATGCCGTGGAGGTCGGCGAGGCCGCGCAGGATGCGCCTGGCCTTGGCCGCCTCGCTCATGTCCTTGGGATCGAGGCCGCAGGCGCTGTCGATCATCGCCCGGAACATCCCCTTGGAGATCTTCCAGCCGATGGACACACCCTGCTCGTCCACCTTGCCGCCGGCGACGGTGAAGCTCTGCCAGAACTTCCGCCGCGCATGCGGCCCTGCCACCACGGTGAACTCGCAGTCGAGCAGGCGCACGTCGCTGCCGGGCGTCTTGGCGGCCTTGAGCAGGCCGCGATCCACCTCGCCGGCGCCGTCGATCCCGCCCCTGCGGATCTCCATCCGCACCTTCACGAAGCTGCCGTCCGGGATGAGGTCGGTGCCGCGCGGCAGCTCGGCGTCGTTCATGTCGAAGGTCATGCGTCAGCTCCTGGGCGCGAGGT